CATGATCGGGCTATCAGCCCCAGCCGTAGCCCCTAGTAAGGCAGAAGCCCAAATGCTCGTGCTAAAGAAGTATCAGAACTATGCCAAGTTTCAACCAACGGAACTTGTCACGATGCTTCAAGCCGTAGGCTTTACAGGTCAATCCTTGAAGTATGCATGGGCGGTAGCCATGAAAGAATCACATGGAAATGCGCTTGATTACAACGGAAATGTCCATACTGGAGACAACTCGTATGGCTTATTCCAGATCAATATGCTTGGCTCGATGGGCGCAGATCGACGAGCCTATTACGGTTTAGCGTACAACGCTCAACTGCTAAATCCTGTGACCAATGCACAGATTGCTTATCAAATGAGCAATGCTGGCAGAAATTGGAGTGCATGGAAGGGCACAAGGCAGAAGGTCGTACAAGACTGGTTAGCCATGTATCCATACAAGGCACACATTCAGGCACATAAAGCAAAGGTGGCTGTTAAGACTGTAGGTCATCAGACCAAAGCAGTACGAAAGACAAAGCCTAAGCAGAAGTAATAGCAGAAGCACGAGAGCCCCTCGAAAGAGGGGCATCTCATAGATATGGAGCATAAGATGCCAAATATGGGCGAGAATAAGTATCACGATTGGAAGAAGAAGCGCCAAGATACAGAGCGCAAAATTAAAGGCACATGGGTGCAAGATGAGTTGCCGTACAACCCAAAACCACACCAATATTCAAAAGAAGATTTCTATAGCCAAGTATCAAAAGCCAATAGCCTTACCAAGAGCGAGTTCGAAGAATTATTCTGGAAGCATTTAGTCAAGGTAGGTTGGAGATTAGATGGTGAATATGTTGTTCTATTATGCGAACGCTGTGATGCATCATTGTTCTCAATCAAAATATCTACAATAAATCAAACAGAGATGACACTGATTTCATACTTAAAAAAGCCAACCAATCACATTAAGCAGCATGAAAAATGGTGTTTAACAGAGGAGAGAAAAGATGAGTCAGTGTAAGGGCAAGCGTGTCTATAGAACAGAAGCAGATGCACGACGAGTGCTCTATGTAGCATGGAGAAACGCAATATCACAAGGTAAGAATCGTGATCTGCCGTGTCGCGCCTACTCGTGCAAGTTCTGCCATAAGTGGCATTTGACTAGCAAGCCTGATTGGAAGTTAACGGGCGTACCAAAGCAAGAAGCCCCACCAAAAGGCAGGGCTTCCTAGTCTTTACTTTTTACTGATTGTCTTTGATCAACTTCACTTCACAGGCATCGGTAGTGCAGTAAGCCTCACCAATAGCATCAGCAGCCATACCAGCATAGACACCAGCAAGATCGATAGGGAACAACTTCATCGTTCCTTCATTCTCATACTCTTCCTCAGTGATCTGGGTGTAAGGCATCTGCTCGTATGAGCCATTGTCCATAGGCAGGAATGAGACAGTCTTTAGTTGTCCATCGTACATATGCAAAGCCGTACCAATAGCCGAAGCCTCTGTATTTGGATCAAATGAGACTGTTACTGAAACAGAGTTATCTGACCAATATCTTTGGGCGGTTGCAGCAAGTGCCATTTTCTCGTAGATCGATACATCCTGTTCGCTACGACGAGCATTGCTCTTGATTGGGAAGTAGACGACAGATGTTGATGTTGGGTCTGATGCAGCAGGCTCTACTCGGTAGTTAGCCAATTTAAAGAGAGGCAACATTGGATCAGAGTTAGCAAAACGAATGGTGCGGTAAAAGTATTGACCACCAACAGTCCAGTGAACTCCTGGGCTTTCACCAGCAAGGATTGAGACTGTTCCTGATGGCTTGATAGTTGTGGTCTTGATTGACTCACGAATACCTAGCCATTCAGAGTAGGTCTTATCGTAACTCTGGATTACTTTGTAACCTTCATCCATCCATGTACGAAGTTCTGACCAACCATTGTTGTCAGCGAAGTTAGCAACACCAGACATCGATGTACCGATACGGCGATTGCGCTGCATGATGGCGTTCGTTTCTTGCCAGTGTGTTGGAAGAAGAGTTACAGTCTTTGCATAGAGGTACGCAAACTTAAGTGTGCGCTTGTAATCCTCGATGTCTGTATGGCGGTTCAAGTAGGTCTCAACCAAAGTACAGCACTCGTATGACTCAAGAGACTGCTCAGCACATGGGTTGTAGCCAGAGATACGCCAGTCCTTGTTGTTCTCTGGATCTGCTAGACGACCATATTTGCGAGATACATCCATCCAGATAACTCCAGGCTCACCATTACGGGCGATACCCTCAATGGCTGGAGTTAAATCCTGACCAACAGATACTTCGACGCTGTTGTTGGACATCCATCCCCAACCAGAATCTTTACCTGTTGGGTCATAGAAGTTACGCTCTGGATAGACTTCATAGTTTTTAAGATTAAGGAAGTCCTTGTCATCAAGACGACCCATCAATAGTTCTGCTGAACGACGAACGTTTCCAGAGACAACACAGACACCAATCATGTTTCCGATGTCAGCGATGTCACGGCGAGTAAGTAACTCACCAGCACGGCCCGCAAACATCTTGATGATCAATGTATGAAGTCTGATTAGTGGGTCTGGACCTGCTGCGGTTCCACCAAAGATCTTGATGGGTTCTCCTGCTGGTCGGATGACCGAGTAATCAAAGACAGGCTTCTTCGTATCTGGCTTAAGGTAACTATTGAGGAGGGCAGCGGTTGATTCGACCCATCCCTCTCGTGTGTCTGGGATGACATAAGCGGTACTGTCTTCTTCTGGCGCATAGATCTTGAACTCCTTGTCTGCTCCTTTGTCATCGAACCCAACGCCCACACCGAGCATTGATGCTTCCATGAGAAATGCGAATGGCTTTGCTGGGTCTGTCTTGGTCATTGAACCTGTTGATACGAAGGCACAATTCTGTAGTGCTGCTGAGTTGCGTTGCTCGTTGACGAGCGGTGTACCCATGACCCACAAGCCACGTCCTGGTGGTGTCCACTTGAGGTTCCACAGGCGGTCGAATGCTTCCTTGGCAGAGGATGCAGCCTTGGCATCAGACCATGGAAGACGCTGGCTCTTGGCGTGGTCTTTCTGGAGTGAGTACATGCCGTTGATGACTCGCTCGCAAACATCGACCCATGTCTCTTTCGTACCATCTGCCTTTTTACGGGAATAGGTGCGTAAGAATGTGATCTCTCCTACCGAGTTTCCTGCTGCATCTTGGTATCCAAATGGAGCCTTCTTTGCCTTGTACGGAGCAACAAAGTCGTCAGCCAACTTGAATGAAAATAATGACATTGATATACCCTATTTCTCTACTTGATGAAATACCCTACTTATTTTGAGTACCCTATTGTGAGGTAACGAAACCTATCACGCACCTGTTAAGAAGCAAGTTTGACAAGTGCTGGGACAAAAGGGTAAACGACTACCCAGTTTCAATCTAATAATTGACTGTTATCAGATACTACTAATCTTCAATAGATTGCTGAATGATCTTAGTGACTGACTCTTCCTTGAGTGTCTCTGGCAACTCTTTCAGTGCTTGGGCGCGATCTCCGAAGATTGCAGAGAGTACACCACCCGAAGATTGACGGCTTGCCGTGATTTGGATGAACTCTTTATTCTGATCCATCTCGTTGACATTGCCCACTAACTTGAGCAAGCGATCGATCTCTTGCGAGAGATTTGGATCTGCGTAACCACCGTTCATTTCCTCTGCAAAGCGCATAAAAGCCACTCTTTGCCCCTGCATTTCGATAATTGCAGTGAGTAACGCCTTGAGTTGATCTTTGGTTTTTACCTCAACAGGCAGGTTAAATGCGCACTGATTCTGTGGCTTGAAGGCTGGGCAGTTGCTTGCAACGAAGCAGGTATCGCACTGACGAAGGCTTGCCTGTTGCGTGTGAACGACAGGAACATCCTTAAGGACATCCTTGCCGTCATCGCCTCTCTCTACGATTGTCTTAGTCTTGAAGCCAAACACTGGGAGATTTTGCATCTCTTCTGGGGCGCGTTCTACGACTTCTGCACGCTCCACTTTCCTCCCTTCTGCACCACTGTTATCAGAAGGGTCACCCCCTAATTCCATCATTAGCCCCGTATACAGGTCATCGCTGTTATCAGATACTATGTCCTTTTTACCCCCATCAATGATGTGGAAGTTAGGCGGTTTCTTCTCCATAGCGGACTCCATCTGTAGGTATGACCAGACTGCAACTCTAGTCGATTCGAGGGTACTATCTTTAACAAACTCAGAATAGTCTAGCCCAGCACGCTCGACAACCGTCTTATAACGGATGCGTGCTTGGTCTTTCATGCGCTTGGGGTATCGCTTGATCTGCTTGCCATCCCAGACGATCGTCTCGCCTCTGCGCATCGGTGATAGCCATGACAATGTGCTCGCTGAGCCAAATGGTATCTGCCTTAGGTTGTCTGGCTTGGCACATCCGAGGGCGTGAAAGGTGGTTCCTGTCTGGCGTGCAAGACCACGAGTCACTCCCGATAGATTGGTGACAGCCTCTATCGCGGCGTTGGGTATAAGTATGTTGGGATAGCGGCCCGCCAGTTCTCGCAAGTTACTTATGCCGTAGGACTCATGCCAGACTACCCATAACTTTGGGTCGTTCTCAAAGAAGGGGCGCTGCGCTTCTATCCACTCTTTACCTAGTACTTGGGAGTCAAACTCGTGGAAGGCTAGGGCGCGATCTGCGTTGTTGACGAGGAACTCTTGGTACTCAGCGGCTAGGGAAAGCAGTTCCTGTCGTGATAGCCCAGCCTTGTCCGCTTGTGCTGCCCCTGACTCAATGATGACCTGAGTCTCTGGGGTAAAGTGTTCACTAATCAGCCAAATCTTAGTCTTTGGCAACCCACGCTTACGGAGACCCCAGAAGTTGAGTCCCATCGACTCAACTTTCATACCTTCTAAGAGCGTGCGGTTAGAGCCTACCTCGGCTCCTGAAAATATGATCTTAGTCAGAGTACTCGCCAATCTTGGTATCTGGGCGTAAGCGGTCTACAGAGCGAGCAATGTTGGCTCGGTTGACTGCTTCTTCAATCTCTGCCCACGTTCGATATGGCTTAGGAGCATCGGGGCGGTTTTCGATCTTAGCGTATGACGGATGTGAGAATAGAAGAGTGGCAACACGCTGTTGTTCAAATACCCATGCACACATGGCTGGGTCTGAGTCTACATAGAACTCTACAGGTGCTTGGCTACGTAGTAACTTAAATTGACGGCGCTTAAGATCATCGCCCTCTAGGTGCACATCGTCACAGATAAGATCGTCATAGCCAATAATTCCATGACTAAATAGCCATTGCTCTGCATCGGCTTTGGTGCGTGAGGTAAGGAGAGAGACACGGTTACCGTTATTAAGAGCGTAGTAGATTGCTACTCCTGCTCTGATTGGTTCTCCTGTGTCAGAACTTAATACCCCGTCTAGTGATAGTAGTATGTTCACCGTTTATCCTTTTGCTCTGTATGTCGCCGCTCTACGAATGAGTGTCTGAGTATCTGGTAGTTCTACGCCGTAGTTCTCTTCGGCATTTCCTTCTTTGTATGCCTGAAGGTAGTCATGCATCTGGCGCAACGCTGGTACTGTTCCGTACTTCTTTCCAGCCTGCCAGCGGTAGTTATAAAAGTCAGAATAGCCTTCACCTGTCTGACTAAATGCAAACTTACGTGCTTGGTGGATGTCTTCAAACAGCGCTGAGCCTTGTGAAAGTGATGCTTGCAATCGTGACTCTGCATTTCTGCGTGCTGCATCATTCTGGGCACCATGCAAATCAGCAAGCGCCTTTGAGTAACGAGTGACAATCTCTGATGCAATATTACGATCACGCTGAGCCATTGCTTCCCATACAGGCTTGTATGGTGCGCTCTGTTGTTGTGGGTGAACGGTCCACTCGTTATGAGTAAGGTCGTATGCTGCATATGGATTAATTGATGTGATGTCTGTAGCGCCAGGATTTACATAAAAAGTAACTTCAAACCCATTCCAGTTCTCTGTCTCTGGTTGCAGGTATGTACGAAAATCTTCATTGAGCATCTGGCTAATCTCTGTATCACCAAGTCCAAGATACTCAGGGTTGGCTTTACGGAATTGGATGTAGTTAACACCAATCAACACATCAAGATCGCCTGGTTCGCGAGCAGCAGACCACTGGTATGAAACACCCGAACCTGCAATCCATACATGTGCCCAAAGATCAGCATGACGGTACTTCTCATGTAAGAAGTCAAAGAGGAGTTGCATCAACCCAGAACGAACCCAGCCCTTGAGTTGGTTGCCAGAAAAGAGACGAGGATCTAAATCCTGCTCAGGGCTAGAAAAATAGGATGTGGCTCTGCCTTCTAGACTGATAGGTTGAGCAAACCTGTCGAGACCATCAGAGCGATTCATGCCCTAAGTCTATTAGTTTTGAGTAGGTTCTATGCCTCTATCGCTTAATGCATCTATGATTTTTGCCCGTATTTCTGCACTGGGATCTGTTGGGCGGATTCCATTTAAGACCAATTTGGCAACTCGTTCAGCCAAAAGTTGGTTATCTATCTCTGAAACAAGTTCTTTACTAGATTGATAAATGTCAAAGGTGGTTGCTTGTCGAGCAACCCCTTCACCAGCAGCCTGCGAGACAGTGGTGATTGAACTGTCGTCATTAATAGTGACTGTGTAGATTGCTTGAGCCATTTACTTTCCCATCAACTTTTGCTTGCGCTGTGCTACACCGATGGCTACAGGACAAAAATCGCATAGATAGGTCTTTGGTCCTGGTGCATCAAGGTAACTTCCCATACCTTCTGCTTTTCTTTCTTTTTGCGTTTTTGGAATAAGCAAACGATCTTTTGCATGCCAATCCAAGCAACCTTCTTTGGGCTTATTGTGCTTGTTGTAGCACTCCATTGCACCTTCCATGAAGGTAGAGCGTGAGTCATAAAATGATTCATCAAACTCTGCAAGTCCTGCTGATCCTCCGCCTTTGATCTGCTTGATGATCTCTCGCTTTGATTCACGAGATGCCCAGACTCTAAGAGGAAGGACAAATAATTTGCCCTTATGAGGCTCACCTGATGGGAATACGTGTAGTTCACATGCTACTGCTAGGAGATGATCTAACTCTGTCGGCCCTTCATAGGGCGGTAATTCTTCCAGAGTCTGACAGACAAGACAGTAGAGCAAACGAAACATAGGCTCATTTGCTGCTGGCTTTTTTTCGCCAAGGACTGGGATGTCGCTCATAGGTTCTCCTTATTAGTGCTAGGAGACAAACCTATAAAACCCTAAAAGGGCTGTGGGGTTAAACTAATCGTTCTTTGGCGCTTTTGGGTTGTTATCGTACTCAGGCATTGCCCATCCACCCATGTGTGGCATGTGTTTTTTTAACTCTGAGCCGTGAGGGCGTCCTGAACGATATCCTTTAGGGTTTAACCAACGAACATCAGCGCTATGGCTGTAATCGCCACTAGCGTGATAAAAGTTAATCTTACGCTTTGGGTTATCTCCGCGATCTGGTACGGCTGTGACTGCCATGATTACTTACCTGGATTTACCTTGTTAGGCATTTCAGAGGTAATAAACCCGTAACCTGAGAATGGGTGTAGCGCTTCACGGTTACGCATAGTCTCTTCGTTGCCAAGTCCTGAAATGACTTCAGTGTTTGGGCGAGCCTTGCGATACTTGCCATCAGTTGCACCCTCATCGAGTGACTGGTTCATTGAGCGTGAGGAGTTAACTGCCATGTTAGACCATCTTTCCTTTAATTCGGCTTGCCTTTTGTTGGGTCAAGCAGTTAAGACATTTACCTTGGTTATACATAAATTCTACTGGGTTCATAATGACTCCACAGGTTGGACATGGAGCAGATCCACGGTATTCCATGGCATTCTGCATAACTTTTTTAGCCTGCAGTTCCATTGTTTCAGCGCCGTCGCCATCAAACATTAGTTAGTCCCCAAATCGTTACGGCTGCTACCTGAGTAGCCAGCAGGAGATCCTGAGTACCAAGAAACTCTAGGCTCATGATAGTTGCGATCTACGCTTACTACATCCTCAATTCCTGGCTGAACGCTTGGACCGTAGCCAAAACGCTCTGGGAAGAGTTGGATTTGTGGAAGTGGTGGGCGAACCATTGCTTGGATATCGGCTCCTGGAATAGTTGCAACCATTAGTGCCTGAGAAGTGAGGCGCTCCATATTGGTTGACCATGGACCGTTGTATGACCACTTCTTAGCAACCTGATCAGGCTGAATAGGTGCACGCCATGGCTTGGTGTAGTCGTAGTTGCCGTCAAATGATTGTGTCATCCGATTGCTCCTCGGTGAGTTACCCAAGTAACGGCTTGAAGTCTATTTGGTATGTCAATACCTAGTTCTTTAGAAGCGTTTTTGTATGCATGTACAAAATGGTTGTAACGACCAACAGCACCTAATCCTGGGTTTGTTCCTGCTTCTCCCTGAGTTCCTCCACCTGATCCTTTAAATGGTAATCCAAGAGCAAGGTCGTGAGCATGCCTATCAATAGTTACTGGGTCTGGATTTTCTGGGTTTACAATGTTTTCATAAAAACTACGAACTTTATGTCCACCAAGTACGTCTCGTGGATTTTCTCCTGCATGAATTCGTAGTGCTTTGTTTAAGTTATCTTCTGTGTGTGAAGCAGTGCCGTGTTGAAATAACTCTTTTGCCATGTCAATATTGCGACCCCAACCCATTTGAGGTGAAAGTGCTGCAATAACTCCTGCGCCTTTTTCTACATTCCCTTTACCTAAAGTATTTGCAATATCATTAGCGCGTTGATACCACTCATTACCTCCTTTTAACATTTCTGGAGATGCTTCACGGTATTTATTCATAATGTTTCCTACATGGGCTTGGAACTGCTCCTGTGCAAGGTTCTTATCCCAACGACCGTGTGGGTTTACACCAAACATAGCCACGTTATGCCCACGCAGGTCTCAAGTAAGCCATCATTGCTTGACGGCGTGCGTTAATCTCAGTTGGTGCATCTGCCTGTGTGTTTGCTTTGCCATCATTAACAAGGTGTGGAGCAGGTGCTAGTTGTGTTTGTGGTGCAGACCTTGGTACTTTAAATACCATTGCGCCATTTACATCCACAAGTGTGGCTTTCATCTGGCGTTGTAGCCCGCTATCCATACTGACCGAATCAGGCCAGAAATACATTGAGGCTTCAATGCGCTCACCTTTGTGGACGCCACGTTGGTATGATTTCTGATTAACACGATTCTTGATTGAATCAAGAAGACGATCATCTCGACGGGATCGTATCGTTCCGAGGTAGCCGTCAGGGATATTCCGCAGATGGAATACGGCCCACGCCAATGCGTGACTGATCCAAACTGTCCCGTGCAACGGGAGTTCCTGCGCCAGTTTGATTGTTGTAACCGTACATACCGCCAGCACCAAGGGACTGCCAGTTCTGCTGTGGCGAGAAGTTGTTATAGCCTCCAGCCATCAGATCACCTCAATCTCTACTCGATTACGACGGTTTGCCGTTCGTATGGCGTGGCAATTGGCGCATACCACTTCACACTTTGCTATTTCTTCCCACAGTTTTTCACGACTGTAATTACCTACTTGTTCACCTATATTGAATTTCTTTTCAAAACCAACAAGATGATCAAATTCTAAGGCTGCAGGATGAGCGTTGTATCCACAATCTGCACATCCTTTTTTTACCTGATATTCATGAATTTCTTTAGTTTTTTGTTCTACAAGTGGTCGTGTGTATTTAACGTATAAACAACGATTACACATGGCTTGTCTTGTGCCTACTTGACGTCCACCACGCATTTTAAACTTGGAGATGGGTAAATCCTGCTCACAGGATGTGCAAGTTTTGGTCTCCATTATTCACGACCGATCACTTTGCGTTGCTTCATAGCGCGGTTTGTGTTGATAGTACGGAGAACATCACCCAACTTGTGACCAGATGGCGATGTTTGATTCCAGTCTTTATTGGCGTACTCGTACTTTGTAAGGCTTCCTTTGCCACCCTGCATATCAAGGGCTCCAGGACGGTAACTCTCTTCAGCGCTATTCTTGCCAAATTGACCCATATGCAAGAGAACTGCTCCTCCACCTGGACCAACAGTTGCGCCCTTACGGTTTACTGGTGTGTGAGGTGTTGCATAAGATTCCATCTCACCCACAGTAGTTCCCATTGAACGGGCTGCATTTGGAGTTGGCGCTTTAACAGAAATATCTTGTGTTCGTCCCCATGCTCCATGAATTGCTCCAGGAACATTCTTTGCTACAGCAGCGTTTTTCTTTTGAAATGCGCCGATATCATCACCAGTCAAATCATGCTCTGCTGTGTGCTCTGCCTCTGGAACTGCTGCAGTCATAAACCCGCGACCAGTTACATGCTCACGGCTAAAATAGCCAAGAGATC